TCCACTTTCAAGCAAACATGGGCGCTGTGTTCTGGAACATGCCAATATCCGCGTTTGTCCACAAACAGAAGTACGACCGTCTATCCAACGATGAAGAGACCAGGTTGCAACTGCTGGAAAGTTGGGACTGCCAAAGTAATAACATCGCTGTAACAACGTTTGCGTTTCTCCAGTATCGTACTGTAGATGTGTTCTGTCGCGACAAAAAGTGGCGTAGCGGTCAGTACCTGACAACGATCGATGACTATGAAGGTGATCTCAATGAGATCAACGTGGGATATTCCAATGACCAAGACAGCAAGTGTTTTCACTTCATTATGCTGGACGACGGTAACTTCTGTATCCAACCCAACAATCTACTCAGATGGCATAACCCTGACTTTATCGTACCGTACCCCAAGGACAACCCACCCAAGATGAACATCTTTAAGGAACAGTTGACCAGTGAGGATATCGATCGAACTTACGGAAACAGCCCGTACTACTTCTACAATCATCACGATAAGAAATAATGCCTGATCATTCTTTAGATGACATCGTTCATTCTATACAATCAGCGGTTATAGCGGCCACCGACATCGCAGAGCGCCATGAGCTTGATTCGATCATGAATCAAGAGTTCTGGCAGCAGAAGGTAGACGATGACGGTGAGCCGCTGACCGATGACGACGGAAGACACATATATGTACCACGCATGGTCGTCATGGAAATCCCAATGTGGGAAGATGGAGTTCTGGTACGAAAAAGCATACCAGTCCCGCTGCAATCGCTTACGACTGGCCAGAGCTTACGGGTGGATACGCTTGAAGTTGAAATGTCTGTGGAGATATCAGGACTGAATGCAGATCGGAAAAAAGGTCAGTTGATGGTCAGGCCATGTGCCAACAATCCTTCGTGGTTTAAAAAAGAGAGCAATGCTGCTAAACTCAAGCTGATCTTCAAGGGCAGTGAGCCTCCAGAGGGTTATGCAAGAATCGACGATCAACTAATCAAACTGCTTCCATAGGAGAGCATCATGGCAGATTCCGGCCTCGTTAAAATGTCAGACCAGTTTGGTGGCCTACCAATGGAACAACTCATTGGTGGTCCGCTTAAAGCAGCCTGTAACGCACAAACATTGCTTGCAAAGGCGTCCAGCGATTTCATCAAAGATGTCGGTCTGAATGACGACGGTAAGGGCAACATGGCCGCACGGACTGTGGACTTTTCGTTCAACAAGCCCGTACAAGACGCTGCCGGAAACACAACGATGGAAAAGGTTGATCTGCAGGTTCCACTGCTTGCGATTATCAACACACCCAGCTTGTCAGTCAAGGAAGCTGAAGTGCGCTTTACCATGGAAGTGAAGTCATCGACATCGAGCAAGCAAACTTCAGACAGCAAGGCTGACCTTACAGCTAAGGCCAAGTACAACGCTGGTCTGTTTTCTTGCGAAGTGACTGTGCACGGTTCTGTAGCTAACCACAGCGAAAACACCCGTAGCAGCGACAACAGCGCCAAGTACGATGTGAAGGTGGTGGCCCGTGATGATGGCCCACCTGAAGGCTTGAGTCGAGTTCTTGATATGTTCAATGATGCAATCGCACCCACTCAAGGTGCAGCACCAGCGAAGAAAGTCTAATCATCCCCTTGACCCCCCACCCATATCGTCTGTTCCCATCTCGGAGCGTGAGTATGGGCGATTCCCACCGGGTGGGGGGTTGAGTTTACATAACAATTGTTATCTGTTAAATGATTATTGATCCACCTTTATTGGTGTTGTTCAATATTAGGTTTGGATGGTCTAAACCTTTTATCAAACTCGTGGATTCAAACTCGACCCATTCAGGTGTCACGACCTGCATGGGTCATTTTTTTTCCAACAGACGGTCGAGTTTGCTGACAATGTCGTTGTGTACCTTGGTACGAGTGATCAAAAAGTCTTTGGACTGACTGTCATTTGTATCTCGATACTCTTGAATGACGCGATCGTAACGCTCACGCATCTTTTCAGAACGTGCATCATATTCTTTGCGGATCTCATCAAGCTGCTCTTGAAAGCCCTCTACAAGCTTATCCAGTCGTTTCTGCATAGCCATGAACTGATACACCAGAAAAGCCGCGAAAACGCCAAGATGACCCCCTGATAGCAATGTGTCTACCAGGGACTCCATTAGAACTCCGGTTCATCAATCAGAGTATACGTAAAAGCATTTCCCCACTTGTTTCGGGCTGCGTAGCAAATGCTCATGAACTCTTCAAAGTCTTTACTGTGGCTAAATACCTGACAACCAGCAGACCACTTATCTACTTGCGTAGACGCCGACCCAGCTTTGTGGATATTGATTCCATAATAGCCTTCAGTAATAGACTGTACATCAAGATCAACAATGTCGTCTTTATTGCTGTCTCGGTAAGTTTTGACCGTACCGTTCCTTTGGCAGAGCGCGTCATACTGTCCCTTGTGCTTGTCGATCTTCCAAACAGATCGATATTGACCAGGTACAAGAATAGCAGTTCCTTCGACGCGAGAGGGATTTTCCAACCAGTAACTACCAGGCTCAGTTGTACATTCCCATGTGCGGGTAATCCATCCCTGTTCGTCTTTGAACACCACACACATGCGATCATCAAAACGATTTGCTTGGTGATTGCGGCTACGAATACCAATGATGTTCAGGTTGTATTCACCTGACTCAAAAACGGTATGGCCAAGAGATGCCACATAATCAAGAAGAAATGGTCGCATATTATGAGTTACAGTTGGCGTTGGTTGCTTGGCAGATTTGAGCGATATTGATGGCTTGCTGTTGTTGGTTTTCCAGCATTTTTTGAACAATCTCTTCCATCTTGTCCAAGCGTTGTTCAATGCCTTCAATCTTAACGTCCACAACTTCTTGCTTTCCAACGCTCACGGCCTTTTTATTTTCAAGGGCACCCACACGGCTGCTCAGTTCATCTACATCCTGAGCCGCAGACTCAAAAGAAGCAAAGGAAATACCTGCCGCAAAAACGAGAGTCAAACCTGGTATGATCATATCTTTGATATCCATGAGATCTCCCGTTACTCAATATCAGTACAACTATAAGACCCGAGTAGCTTATCCGTCAACTTAGACGGCTCACATCGTTGCTTATCTGTTTCACCAGTACGAATGCACAAAGCCCACATACACTGCAATGACATGGGGTCTCCACCAACGTCACTAATACAGGGTGGTGGCATGTCGGTAAGTTTATCTGCAATAGAAGCTTCACGCTCTGCATCAGTGATTGCAACTTGTTGAACTTGAGAAACAAGCTCTTGATTACCACTATTTAGCTCTTTAATTGCCTCAGTTTGCGCCTCAATCGCTTTTACACCAGCATCAGGCTTCAGACCCCAGCCAGCACCAAAGCCGACGCTCAATGACGCTATAACGGCGATTACTGTTAAGCTGACTGGTTCCATATTAAAAATTCCACTCATTTTTATGATGCAATTATCTTAACAATAACTGAGCTTGATGGGTCTGCTTGGCTACCAACAACAGCACCTGTAACACACCACATAGACAATCCAGCACTAAATGCAGCACCACCCGGTATTGAGTAGGTAATCTTTTTGTACGCTGGGGCCTTAAAAGTAAAGTGTGGTGTCCCTACTCCATTTGCGGTTGTTGTAGCCGGTGTAGCCGTAGCATTGTCACGAATCTTCAAATAAACTGGTGTCGAATTTGCCTCGTTGTTGATTTGAATCATAAAAATACTGCCAGCACCGCCAGTTATATTCGTGGTTGCTCCAGAAGAGCCTGTACAAGATCGATCAAGAACGTACTTACCACCAAGCTCTGTAATCGATGATGTAGATGTTGCTGTTGACATTTTTACCTCAAGAACAAACGATCTTTACATCGACTGTTGCACCATTATTTGCTGTCAATGCAGTATTATCAACAGGGTTTTGATTCAACGTGCAAGCAAAGCTGATGTTCGTAAAAGGATAGCCATCTGGAATGTTGTAAACAGTAGTCTTATTGGCATCAACTCGTAAAACCAAAGTGGCAACAGATGAACCCATAATTACTTTTGAAAGGTCAAAAAACTTAAAGTAGGCAGCACTGCTCGTTGAGTTCGTCAGAGAAATTGAGTAAATCGATCCAGGCTCAGAAGTTACGTTAACGATCGCTGTATTATTACAAACTGTTTCACGGACTATCTTATAGTCAAACGCATCTTCAAATTTTGTAATCGACGTGGCCATTTACTACTTCATTTTTGGCATGGTTGTTTGTGGTCCAGAACCAACACTAACAGAACCACCACCACTTTTCTTCAAATCTGGAATAGTTGCGTCTGGAAGTTGTTGACGACTTCCACCAGGCTTCATCCCTGTAGTTGGCTTGTCTGCTTTAATTTCGACGGTTTTAAGCATCAAAACAGCTTTTTGAGCACTTGAAAGGTTTTTACCACCTTCAGTCGAATTAATCATAGCGAGCTTTTGTTCTTGTTCAGGCGTCAATCCAGCCATTTTATTATCCTACTCTTCAGGTGTTGAGGCTACAGATTTCTTTTCGGCTGCATCTACATATCCCTGACCAAAAATGTAAGAAACAATTACAGCAGCAGAAAGCTGCAAGGCTTCTCCAAGTTCAATGTCTTGACCAATGTAGGCAAGGATCGGAGGAAACAACGCCCCACAAAAAGCCGCAATAAACTTACGAGATGAGAGTTTAGTTTTCAAAGTGTCCATGATGTCTCCTTATAGTCGTTTTGACTCAAGCCATTGTACCAAGACAAGAGCGTCATCAGCAGAAGCCAATGCTGCATCCCACAAGGTTTTTTCGATTGTGCCTTTAATGCCAATTTGATCAAACTCGATCTTTTCTGTGGGCGACACAGACTCAAAATGTTCTAGTTGAACCTTAATTTCTGATCTTGAATTGTTGCAATCATCTTGTGTCATACTGCACCTGTACCGTCTTTTCCGACATTAGCGTTTACAAGATAACGCATTCTGCAAGTAACAACCGCTGGATCATTGCTTCCATCTGTGGAGTTTTCGGAACCAAAAAAAGCATACAAAAATACTTGAGTGTCAACATCGATCAATCCATTTGCATTGCTCAACTCGAACTCACCAAGTGATCCACTGCTCGTCTTTGTGTAGTTGCCGCTAGCGTTTTTGCCAAGCCAACTAAGAGCAACAACATTGTCATCGTCCGTATGTGTAGCACCGATACTTGGACCAACAAAATACTCTACAACAAGATGTATTTCATCTGCTGCTCTATTTGTGCTGTCATTTGCGGAAACAGTGCTGTGAGTGTCTACGTCAGTTGTCTTGAACTTTACTATTCTTGGTCGAATCTCTCCACTAACATCATCGTACAGCCAAAATCCATTTGTAATGTAGTGGTTTGAACTGTCACCGATATCTGCGTGTTGGCCGAAGCCCATGCCAAAAAAAGGTCGCTGTTTATTTGTTGCGTTGTCGATGTCACCAGTCGCAGAAATGACTTCTATCTGTGTTTTTAAAATAAACGAGTCTGCAAAAGTAATTGGTGTACCATCTTTGTTTCGCAAAGGGATTGAGTACACATCACAAGTTGGCATGGTAGTTGCGCCACTTGAAATCACATCCTTAAATGTTGCTACAATCTCACGATTTGCATTTACTGTTACATTTCCATCAAGCTGTGTCAGCGCATGGCTTGTTCCATTGCCAAACACAGATGCTTCTGGATCAAAAGGATCAAAGTCTCTCCATCCCTCGATGTTTTTTTTTCTTCGCCCAATATCTCGTCGCGCAAACTTTCCGGGTAATCCTCTCATCAGCTTGTACCCCAACCATTTACTGGATCAGCGTCAATCATATAGCTAAATCGAAACGTCATGACACAATCAGTTCCACCTGCATTGTTAACTGCGTTGGTGTCAGCAATCGCAATGAATAAATGTACCTGGCCTGTACCTGGATTGTTGTCTGTATCGTTTAGTGTTTCATTTTGAAAAGCGACATTTGCTTTTTGGAAGTTGTCACCAGAATCATGGTACGCTTGACAAAAAATAGAAGCATTATCTGCTTT